TCCTCACCAACAGGGAACCTATGTTTCAACACTTCTTCACAGTTGAACATAGCAAAGTGGGCGACGGTCGCCGACGTCAAGTCTACACCGTATATGGCCCGCTCCTTACCCCACTCGTATTTTGTAGACGCCCAGGCGCGTATGGCTGGTTTGCGAGTAAACATCTGCTCGACGTGCTCTAGTGGCATACTGTTCAGCGTCACAAACTTAGTTCTATACCGATAGCTATCCCTGTTTATGTACTTTTCGTCGATTGCGTGCTGCGAGTGTACACTACCCGCTGGAGACCATTCCCAACGTGCTGCGGCGAAGTCTCGTAAGTTCATACGTTTATACTTGAATCCGTGTCTAACACCCATGTTGAACACAGAGACAGCCTTTGCGTATACGGTCTCCGGCTTGACGTCGATTACGTCTGGGTTTAGCCTGTGCTCCCTCTCTGTCTTCCAATTTACAGCCCCATACCCCCTGTTGACGAGCGTGTTCAGTTCAAATAGCTCGGTTAGATCTAGTATGTCACGTGAGTGTAGCGCCTTCATCTTAACAGACACGTCCTTAAGCCGATCCATCGTTGTCCCTAAGTCATCTGTCCACAAGTACGAGCTGAACGCGACAATTCTGGCCTGTGTCAGCCCAGCTACAACTACGTATAGTAAGGCTGAGGACGCGAAAGCCTCCGTAACGCCATCCATCATTTTAAGGTTCTCCAACATTACGCTGAACAGCTCACGCCGCGCAGAATCACGCTTGGCTATGTCCCAGATTTCTTCAGGGCGTAAGTGCGTGTGGTGTTCCCCACTTACCGCAGCACGGTCAAATAGACCTGGTTTCACATCCTTAAGTTCCGGCGCTTCCCTAGGCCTCGTAGCGAACAGCCTGCGTATCATCTGTGCTTTGTTATTCTTCGTAAAGTCATAACCGTCCACTTGTGAGTATGCTGCAGATACAGCCTGACGTATCTCAGGCGGTAAAGTATCTACGTTCGTGTTTACGTCTAGGTAGTATAGGCGGACATCACCCAGACGTTGACTATATAAGCGGACAGATCCCTGACCAACATTTAACATAGTCAGACCATACCACGTGGAAGTGTCATATTCAACATGGACCAATACATGGGTAGCTTTTGACCTTGTCACTACAGACAAGTATGCACCTCCGACAGCAACGAATACAGGAATGAACTTGCTCGATGCTGCCCGTAGAGACCTCGGTGCTCTACGCCCACCACTTTG